GCCTTCATGCGGATGGTGCTGCGCTGAAGGTTGCCTAGCCCGAAATTAAATGAGATTGAGACAAGAGCATCAAAAGCGCCTTGCTTGCCAACAACGCCGGGAACAAGTCGTAGAACACCACGTTCAAAAGACGCGACATCATCAGCGAATAGTTTTTCGATTTCTTCTTTTGACCAAACACGGTTGTCCTCCGGCTTTAGTGGCATCTCTTTGCGAATCATGGCGATGTCCTTTTCAGGGACGCGCACCATTGGCAGTCTGATTTGATCTTGATACAGCACGTGGCCAAAACCGATCGTCCAAATGTGCGCCGGGCACAAATATGGCTTACTTCTGCAACCTTCAAAGCGGTGCATCAAGTCTGCGCCAGCTTTTGAGAGTTTCATTTCTTAGACCAGCCGCGACTTCCGAACCAAAATCCCAAAATTCCAGAGAGCATGGCCATCTCATCGGGGCTAAAGATAATGTCGGTATATCGCAACACATCATCCATGCTGGTAATCAAACCAGGATTTTGCCAAAGGTAGTAGCACAGGAACGCATTGATACATACCAACTCAATTGCAAAAATGTAGGTGATTGTCGGGCGAACAGTGCCGACATAGCTAGAAACCCATGTAGATGCCTTGGCCAGCACAGCCTTGTCATGGTCTTGTGCGCCTTGCACCATCTCAGCCTCAGACTGAGCCATTTGCGCTTGGGTCTGCATAGCAACTTGCTCTGTGCGGATTTCCTCAACTCGGGCTTGTGCAGCAAAGCCAGCAGCAGCCAATTGCAATTCACGCTCTGTTTGCATTTTTGCTAATTCAAGCTCATGCTTTTGATCGGCTTTGTTCTGGAAGTATTCCAGCAGCTTGGGCAAGCCGGAGATCAGAAGACCACCGAGGGTTGATAGCAATGACAGCATATAAATCCTTACAACGGGTTTTGTGAAACTAGAAAATCAATTATCCGAGCCGAGTCTTTTACGGGCAAAACGTAAAGCATATCTAGCAGCCAATTGGCCACGATTGCAGCAGCGCATAGCCTGATGAAACGGTCAATGCCAAGCCGCCAATCTGTGCCGACATCGAACCATTTGAATAGCTTTCCCACATCAGCCGCATCCGTACTTCTTGCACTGCATCAAGATTTCATAGCCGCCCCAACTCAAGCCAACCAGGATTGCAAAGGCAAGGGCGAAAACGATACCCGCTTCCATATCCTCTTTGTCTTTTTGCTTTTTACGTTTAGCGGCTTCTTTAGCCTTGCCAGCAGCCTTTGCAGCCTCGGCCTCCATAGCGGTGGCGCGTTCTTTGATCTTTTGCCAAACATCCATTTTGTTGGCGTTCCAGAACAACCGCTTTAGGTCTTCTTCAAACTCACGCTGTGAATCAATGGCTAATTCCAGTTCAAGCGCCTTACCCATTGACGAGCCGCCGAACGTGCCTGATTTAGCCGCCTGAGTGGTTGCAATGGCGTTTGCTTTGGCATCGAAATACTTGCCCAACATTGGCGCAAGGGATTCGATGTTCTTTGCGGTGGCACTGGCCTTTTTGACCAAGCTCACGGCTTTGTTTACAGCGTCTAGGGCTGCATCTGGGTCAAGTAAGAGGCCAATCACTTTTCCACCTTTTTCCACTCTAGGCAGTAAACAACTCGTTTATAAATATCCCCTGTCCAAGTCCACCGTACGCACTGATATTCAACAGAAGCAAATATCAAGGCATACAAGAGAGTCATGGCTTGTCAGCTTTGCCATCCAGCTTATCAAAGATTTGTTTCAGAATAACTTTGATCTCAGAGATGTCGGCTCGGTAATCATCCTTGGCCACATAGTTGTGGGGCAAGTCGTTAACCTTGTCTTCCAGCTTCTGAATTGTGCGGGTCAGGTTGTTGATGACGTAAGCCGCCAGGAAGCCAGCAACGCAAACGACTAAGTTAAACAGTTGTTGGTTTTCCATGATCTCAGTTCCAAGGTGTGCCAGCGGTTATTTTAAAGTCTTTATTGCCGCGCAGCTTGAGCCGCCACTTCAGCTTGGTAAGCCGCAACGATTTCAGGCGTCCAAGCCACGTTGCAGATTGCCACGACATTGGCAGGCTGACCAGTGAGGTCTTGTGCTGGTGTCAGGCTTGTGCGGTGGTAGGTTTGGCTCAGTTGCTCACCGTCTTCCATAATGCGAGTTGCCTCACGATAGAGAACGATGCCGTTCTCAGTCACGGTGATTTGGTCGATTACTTTTTCTTTCGTGATTGCCATTTGGGTTTCTCCTTAAAGTTGGCGTTATGTCCAGCCTGACCAATCCAATCAGGCTAATGAACTCTTTGTTTAGGTGTTTGCACGATAAGTAAAGCTAAAACGAAAACTAAAGGTTGTTGCACCACCAAATGTATTTCGAGTGACCAAAGCATAATCTATGCTGGAACTTGGTTGCCCAAGCGGGAAAAGCGTTCCGCTACCATCAAAGACCGATATAATTTGCCCTCCTTGGTAAATACAAGGCGTTGCGTACGAATTACTATTTGCAGAGAACGGAAGACCACCGAGATGCCACCCACTGCCAGACGATAGCGCGGTAATCGTGGTGTTGTACGAATTAATCTCTACAAAAACAAGTTGCCCGACTTTGATGTATTGCCCCGTTCCGAGCGACACCGATTCACTACCAGACGAGTTGCGTAAAACTGGACTCCAAGTCCCCTCTTCATAATCGTCCAGCGTGTTTGCGTTTGATGATGCTGATTGAGTTGCGGGGAAGGTGATGCCTTTGGAGACTTGTAGAACGCCACCACCTGATACAGCACTCGTAGGCCCCACCAGCAAGTTACCGCTGGCGTCGAGGGTCATCGCTTGAGTAAAGCTAATAGCGTTACCTGCTGTGCCGGAGGCGGCGGTGTACCACAAATGAGCCCCGTCATTCTGACGATATTTGGTTGCAAACCCAGTGTTTTTGTACTTGTACGTTGAGCCTGTATCAAAAAAAGCGTTGGCTGCGTACTCGGTAAACGAAGCGTATTGATTGTTTCCAGCAAAAACATACGCTGCATGACCGACCTGTAGTGAGCGATAGTTGCTGTCCACCGCACTAGGGGTAACACCAAGCCCAAAATTAGCCGCAGAATCAAACCTTGCAATCTCCGCACCACCTTCAGCAAAAGCAATAGTGTCGGCAGCAGGGAAGAAAATACCAGTGTTAGTGTCGCCAGCAGTGGTGATTGCTGGAGTGCCAACAGCACCAGCAGTTACAGTCAAAACACCGCCAACAGTTACAGGGTCGCCAGCAGAGCCGACCTGAAAGTCCTTCAGTTGGGCCATCAGTTCCCGGATAGCATCGTTAATGCCGCTTGGGGCGCAGCCTTCAGCGATGTTAATGCTGTCAATGTCGGTGTTGTTTGCTGGAGTCGATGAAAACTCACTAATCTTTGTTTTTGGCATGGTTAGTCCTTAGTCCGAGTATAAGCCTGTCATTGCAGCAGGTGTTGCAGTTCTTAATAGCTCAAGCAATTGAGATATATCGTTTGGATTTTGTGCAAGTCTGTTTTGAACGTATGGAGATAACGCCAAAGAACGAGCAATGGGGCGCAATCCAATTGCAGCCAAAGCGGTTGGGTCTTGCAGAATCGCAGAAGCACCAGCACTTGCAGTTATATCAAGAGGGCTAAACTGCGGCAAACTTCCCATTTGTTCCGGTGTACGCGCAGCTTTAGGGAATCTTTGTGAAAACTCTGCCGCTTGTTTCAAGCCTTCAGAAAGAGGCTTGCCCTTGCTCAGATCGGAGGCCAGCTTCTGTGCGTTAACACTTCCAGTAGTTTGGTTCAACGCGCTTTCTACTGTGTAAGTTTTGGCAATCAGTTGTCGTGCATTACGCAACTCAGGAAGCAAATCGTTATACCCAAGAGCCTTTGCATAGTTCTCAAGAGCATTTTCAATTCTTGTGGCTTCTGACTTAAAGTTTCTTGCTTTAGTCAAAGCCTCTGGGTCTGCTGTACGAGCATAATTTTTATAGTAATCAGTAGCCCCATTACGAGCAACGCGCAAGTTATAAACCAACTCGGCAGGGTCAATTCTGGCAATATCGGGCACATTCATCAAAGTGTCGGCTTTTGAACCCTTTTTAACTGGCAGTCTTGCAAGTGCATCGTATGCCTCGCCAGCAGTATTGCGAATAGCGTTCAAAACATCTATGTCAATTACTGTGTCTTCAGGAAGACCAAGTGATTTGGCGGCCAACTTGTTTGTAACTTGCTGGTTTTTTGCACTAGCGTTTTGGGCTGTGGTTAATTTGCCAGCAGTTCCCTCTAGCAGCCTATTGGCCAAAGTTGGATTTGCTTGTGTAGGAGGAATAACATAACCAGCTTGTCTAGCCGCATTGATTGCCGCAGTCACTTCTGGTGTTTGTTGTACGCCAGAAGAAAACACCCGAGACAATCCAGCGCCGACAACAGGCAAGGCAGCACCAATTGCCGCACCAGTACCTGCCTGGTCTTGGTCAATCATTGCAGCGCCAACGCCACCAGTAATGCCGCCGCCAGCAACTCTTGTCAACAAATTACCACCACCGCCGCCAGCAGTCCTAATGGCCTCAATCAATGGCGTGGCTCGTGCGGTTGCCCCAGGAATGGCAGTAAGTCCTTTGGCAAGCAATCCACCAACCGGAAGCGTTGCGCCAATTTCGCCTATCAGTTGACCGCCACCAGCAGAAAATGGGTTTGCTTGCTTGTATGCCTCTAACTCTTGCAACAGCTTTTCGCGGCCCATTTGAGCATCTTGCTCAAGCATTGCTCCAACAGTTTCAGCACCTACTTTTCGCAGACCTTTGCCGATCAACTCTTGGCCGCCAAGCACTGTCCTTCCAAACCCTGCGCCCAAACCAGCCAAAACAGATGTTGATGCGCTTGGAGCAGGTTCACTTCTAGATTGGGCAAGGGCGTATTGATACGCTTGTGCGTCTGTCAACTCCTTATCGGAGCTGACCTCGTAAGTACCCTTGCCTTGAATTGTGACTTCATATTCAAATGCAGCCATTTTTATTTCCTTTTAACTGTTACGCCAGAAGGAAGGCCAGCGTTTTCGGCTGTACCAGCAGCACCAGAGTTTTGCACTGTTGGAATAGTTGGAAGTTCGTAGTATTGAGCAATTGCAGAAAGCTCTGGGTTTTGCTTCAATCGCTTCAAATTGTTTTCATGAATGTTGATTTTGTACTTGGAAGTCTTTTCTAAGCCAACCAACAAAGCAGAAACTTCCTGCGCTGTCATCTTCATCAAATCGCCACCAGCGGCCCGAGCAATCAAGCTACGCTCGTTTTCTGTGATTGTGCCTTGGCCCTTCATGGCTTCAGCAGCGTTCAACTCAAGACCAGCAAGTTGTTGCATTGCAACAGAAGTGTTTCGCAGTCTTTCGGCGTTGTCTTTTCCACCAATATTCAAAACATCTGCGATTCGTGAGCCAGCAACTTGTGATGTTCCAAATGTGCCAGAGAACAATTTACCGCCTTCAAGAATTGGCTTCAATGCTTCAATTCGTCCCAATGTACTTACAGCACCCTGGGCAGCAGTAAAGGCGTTATTTATAGATTCACCAGCGCCCTTGGCAAACTCAGAGCCAAATGTCTTGTTAGCAACATTAAGAATCGTATTTTGTGCGCCAGCCCTTTTAAGTGCAGTCTGGTAATCCAAGAAGGAACCATTGAACCCTTGTGATCTTGCCAAGTTAAAACCTTGAATGTCGGCAGTTACTGGCTCACGCTTTGGTGCGCCAACGGCAACTTGAGTAACCTGACCAGTGAATGGGTCACGCTCAAACTGCTGTGCGCCTTCAGCAAGAGTAAATGTCTCTGGACGAAACGCCTTCTGAGCTGTAACCAACTCGCCCAAGGTCTTGCGGCCTTCTGGAGATGCCATCAACAAAGGTGACAAGGTTGCCAAATCAAGACCAGCAGCACGACCAGCAACAGCAGGGGTTTCGCCAATGTAGCGGCCTTCTTCTTCAACCATCTGGGCAGGTATAGCAGCAATACCAGGTTGGTAAGCACCAGCAACAGCGCGATTAATCAGGTTCTGACGAGCCAGTGCGTCTTCTTCTTGCTTGCGCTTGCGGAACAACTCTTGCAGTTGGTAGCCTTGCAGTTTGTCTTGCAATTGTGTATCCATTGCAGACCGATACATCTTTTGGCCTTGCTGCAAGCCTTCAGCGATTGATTGGCCAGTGTTGCCACCTTGGAACAATCGAGCCGCCAAACCGTAGAGGGCTTGCGCCTGTGCGTCATCACGGCTGCTTTGAATGTCCTCTGGGCTCATCCCCAAGAGGCCAAGAGTCTGAGTGCCACCAGTGCCAAAAATGTCAAGTAATCCAGCCATGATTAGTCCTTATCCTAGTCCGTAAATATCTTCTAAGAAAGAAGAAAAATCTGGATATGCTGAAGAATCCAAAGCGTCAACAGGGCTGCTACCAAAGCCAGTAAGGAAGTTTCTACCGCTGTTATACAAGTTGCCGATACCAGCAGAGCCGCCAAGGTTCTTGTATAAGCCGCCCAATGTTGCAGCAGTGCCAAGGACGTTTTGCAGGGTAGAAGGGCCACCGCCTGTTACTGTCGTGCTTCTCAGGTTGGCCATTGGGTTGCCGTAGACCGTAGACAAGAACGAAGACAGGTTTTGTTGTGGCTGGTTTTGCTGGAAGTTAAACCGAGCAATATCAGATTGCAACTGTTGGCCCGTATAGCCCTCACGCGCTTGACCAGCAGCCAGCAGATTCTGGATGTCCTGGTAGTCGGCATTGGCAAATGTAGGTGCAGCCATTGTTGCGGCTTGCTGTCGGGCGCGTTCATCAGCGTAGTTCTGATAAGCCAAAGTGCCAGCGGTGTTGGTCAGTTGCTGCGCCAGTTGGCCAGATGCACGATCTTCCAATGTACCCATTGCACCTGAACCATAGCGGCCAGCCTTAGATGCAGCCGAGCCAATATCGCCAATGGCCTTATTGAAAGACGCTGTTGCAGCTTGTGCAGCAGGTTGAAAAGCACCTTGGAAGAAAGGGTTGCCCGACAAGTAATTGCCGCCAACAGTGCTTTGCAATTGACCTTGTGCCTGAGTCAGCAAAGGATTGCCCTGCAAAGCACGTTGCTCAAGCGCCTGAAGACCTGTTTGGGTTGTCTGGGATGGGCCGACATAAGTCTGGCCAGGATAATACTGAGGGCCACCAGCCTGATAAAGCCGCTGTGCTTCACCTAATCCATAGGTCAAGAATGGGGCAATTGCCGGGTCAATCGTTGATGTGGTCGTAGTCGCCATGTCGTACTCCTGAAAGTTCGGATTCCATAGCGGTTAATCCACAGAATCCATTATATACATTTTAGCCAACAACAACATACTTGTATGTCTTGTCAGCCGTAAAATTTGCAACGTGATTCACTGTCGCAGTGCCTTTTCCTTGATTACTTGCATAAATAATGTTTGCATCAGCAAAAGCCGCAGCAGAAGCCTTCACAAAAATAATCACGCTATCAACACCAATGCGGCGGTCATTCAACGCTGTTGTTGTCGCACCACCAGTGGCCAGGGTAATCGAGCCAGTGTTATTGGTCTTGCCGTTCATGATGCCGTTTACAACATCAGCGGTTGCCCGTTGATCGCCACCAAAAACAGGTAGTGTGCGAAACTGATTCATCGTGTGCCCTGACCAGATAATTCAACATCCAAAGCAACAGCAGTTTTCCAGTTGCTTCCAGTGGGTGTTACTTGGAATCTGTGATAGTTACCATTTGACCGCAAAGACACACGGTTTTCAGAATCAGCAGCCACCGCAGTACCAAACTGAGGCTGTTCGCTCAGAAGTGTCCTAGAAGCCACGGCAACGCTTGCAGAGCCGCCATCTATCTCGGGCTTGGCCAGTGTGACCACCGAACGCCCACCAGCGTTTAAATCGCCCGTAGCAATATTTCCAGTTGCTGGTGCGCCGTTGTAAGTCACAACGTATGCGCCGGAAGTGCCGCCAAGGAAATACTTACCACCCATGTACAAGATGGAGTCCAGGCTTACCGTAAGAGCATCAATGCTTGAAGAAATGTTATCAAGGTTCTCAAGTGTTGTAGCTGATGTCGAAGCGTCTGAAATGAAATCACTTCCAGCATCGCCGTAAGACCATTTCTTTGTGGTGTAGTTATAAATAATCAGTTCGCGCTGTGCAAATGTTGTTTTGAAGTTCCAGATAACCAGCTTGCGAACAGGGTCAACCGCTGCGCTCATTGAGTTAAATGCGCTTTCGTCAGCATTGGAGAAGAACCAGCGATCTACCTTCTCAGAGCCAATCGCTTGCACTTGTTGGCCATCGCACATATAAAAGCCATCGTCAGACAGGAAGAAGCTAACGCCTTGAACCTGGGCAATGGAGCCAGCAGCAATGCAGCCCTTGCCGCGAGAGATGTTGTCAAACTGGAAAATGAAGGGCGTTCCGACATAGGTCATGCGACTTATGCCTTTTTCCAAGAACACTAAACCAAACTCACCGCCTCGGATGCCGACAATCTGTCCACCATCGGGAATGTCTTGAAAGTCTGATTGTGCCGTTTGGCTTGAACCCCAAGTTGTTTCAGCATTGATGCCTGACCACCGAACGCGAGATGGGTATGTCGTGCTTGATTCATCAGTAAACGCTGTAACAACAAAATCACGAACAACAGTGATAAACCTGCAAATAGGTGCAGTAGCAGAAAGGTCTGCAAATGCCGTTGACGTTCCCAAAGTGTAAGATTGAATTGGGTCGGCAAAATTAGTGCCAATAATTTTATTGCCAAACTGAGTAAAGCGGAAACGGTCATTAAATGAGTTTGGCGTGTATCCACCAGCCTTTGACACATCAGTCAAAGCACCAATGCCAGAAACGTCATAAATCTTTGTCGAGCCAGCAGCAAACAATTTTGTTGCATTGGCGGGTGTCTTGCCAGCAACCAGGGTAGTCAGGTTCTCAGCGGCAGCGGCAGAGAATCTTGCGGCAGTCGGGAAAGGCCCGTAACCAATCGCCTGAGAAACCACGTTCTTGGCATCAGTCAAAGCGCCAGAGATACCTGGCTGGTCAGGCATCCACTCGCCAAATGTTAGTTTTGTCGTTGCCATGAGTTAGTCCCGTTTGATGCTTCCGACCAAGTATTGTTTGATGCCGACACATCCGACCAAGTGTTATTGGATTCAGTGATATCAGTCCAGGTGTTTTGATCGCTTGTGGCTGTTGTCCAGGTGTTATCAGATTCAGTAACAATAATCCAGCTTTGGCCATTTGTGGCGCTTGCCGTCAATGTTGCAGAGCACTCAGCAAAAGCAACACCAGCATAAATTGCACCTGCATCTGCGACAACTACCGCATCAGCGTTAATGCTGGCCACGCCATCAGCCACAACACCACCAAGGGCTGTAACGGTTGCATCGCATACCACGCTACCAGCAGCCTCGCGTACTCGAATAGCGGATGCCGTAAGATTTGCGTCAGCAGTAATCGCCGCACTACCATTCGCAATGATTCCACCCAAAGCGGAGACTGTTGCATCACAAGTAACCGCAGCATCAGCAAATTGCACCCGTGTACCACTTGCGGTACAGGTAGCATTTGCATTGATTGCACCAGCAGCAAACTGTACACGGGTTGCGTCAGCAGTGACCGTTGCGTTTGCATTGATGGCCGCATCAGCCGATTGAACCCTGGTCGCCGTAGCAGAAACTGTTGCATTTGCAGTAACGCTTGCATCAGCATTTTGAACACGAACAGCGTTAGCAGAAACGCTTGCACTTGCCGTTATTGATGCGCTTGCCGTTTGTACGCGAACCGCTAAAGCCGATACCGTTGCACTGCCATTAACAGAGCCGTATGCGTCCCACAGCGTAACAGTGGTGTTATAGAGATTGCTATCCAGCGTAAGCGTCAGATCGTCAAGACTAGCTTTTAGCTGGTCAAGGCTATCTATCGTCCACGGTGGCAGCAAGTCAGCCATTACGCAAGAGTAACGCTAAGTGAGCCAACAGCAATGCGGAAAACGTCACCAGTGGCGATTGTCTTAGAAGCATCCAAGGCAGTGTGATACAGCAAGTTGCCGGATGTTAAAGCGTCTTCAATGCCAATGTGGGTAACAGTGCCCCAAGAGCCAGTAGCCTGTGGAAACTCAATCGCTGCGCTGTTTGTTGAAACACCGTTAGAAGGTGCGCCAAAGGTAATAGCTTGGCGAGCATAACCGTTGCCAGCCACTTCAGTGCCAGTGTCGGCATCTGTTGGGTCGCTGGTGTAGAGGCCAAGATACACAACCGCTGGAGATGTGTAAGACGTATTGCGGAGAGTCGCATTAATAAGTGCGTTCTCCAAGTAGTTTGACATTTCAGCCATGATTTACCTCACAAAGTTGTTTTGATGACAAGCGGAACGCCTGAATACTGACCGTTTTCGTCAGATCGTGTAATTGATGCCATTGCCCGATCAAACAAGGTTCCCCATGTATTAACCCGCGCATCGTTCATCAAATAAGGTTCCGCCTCAAGCAAAGAAGCATACAGCAAGGCATCTGGCGTATTAGCCAGGAAAGCATTACTTGTGTTGGATGTACTCAAGAATGTCGGTGCTGCATAGTAGAGCATCCGAATTGTATAAACAGAATCTGGAATGGGAGCCAGTTGGAAATCGTTTGCCAGCACAGTGAAATCAACTGGCTTGCCGACATCAGATGTTCGGGCGTTGCGGTGAAACGCTGATGGGCTGTAATAGTTCAGCGGTTGAACAGGGTTGCCATCAATAATCAAATCGCGCACTTCAATGAAGTCGCTTGGTATCTCAACAGTGCTATCAGCGGCAACAGTCGGGGTTGTAGCAGACTTCAGCATCTGACGAATACGCAAGTCTCGGCGCAAGCGCAGTTCTGCCAAACGGATAAAGTCTGGAATTTGTGTTGTCAAATCAGACCGAGCCAGATAGCCAGCAATGGTCGTTTGCAACTCGGCATAACTTGTGAAACTCATTTAGATCACTCCTGGCCGTGTGCGCCATGCACGATTATCTGGGTTA